CCCCCCTTACGGGGGGGCATGGTGACCGTAAATAGTACGGCTCCTTAACTCCAAATCAAGGAAAGGTGTCCAAATGGTAGGAGTTCTACGTACGCGCACCCGACAGGGAAAAGATTTTTCCTATGCCGGAACTGCATCTTATCCAGGCGTCACTGACTTCAAGGCAAATAGCCCTGACAGTGAGACTTGTGTAGATATAGTTGGGAATCCAAAAGGTCAGAATGGTTTTGACCTAACAAGCTATAAGCTGCATTCCGCTACCCAAATGTATGGGAAGAAAGGAGCAGTTACGTTTGATGGATATCCTTGTGCTCTCACGCAGGCTACAACATTTGGAGATGCTTTTGTGACAGAAGGGATTTTTAGGGACTGGACACAGGCCATCGCGGATACTCATCCGGGTGACCCAATGATCGAGCTCCCTGTTTTCCTATTTGAATTACGTGACGTTCCTCACATGTTACAACATGCGAAAGATCGTGCTCTTAAATTGGTTCCTTATCTAAAGAAACCAACGTTAAGAGGTGCGTATTCATATCTGTCATCTGGTAAAGCCCGAGCCGAAGATTGGTTAAATTTCAATTTCGGCTGGCGTCCTTTTATAAATGATCTGCAGAATCTTCTGCCTATCATGGATTACAAGGACAAACTTCGAAGGCAATATAAACGTGCCCAGAAGGTTGGCTATATCAGAACAAGAGCATCATGTGGTATCAAAACAGGCCATACTACGGGGAACACACCTGTGTTCTCCGGCGGCGGAATTACCCTGTCCTCTAACCAACGTATCTCTACGAAGGAAGAGAGGTGGGTGGTCGGCCGTTGGCGTTTTGACCCCATCACATTCGGTGAACCTCTTACTCATGACATTAGAAGCCAAATCATCAGGGCCTATGGCCTTGATGTTAATGTCTACCAAGCCTGGGAAGCAATGCCCTGGTCTTGGTTGATTGACTGGTTTACTAATGCTGGGGCTTTGATACATCTGAAAGGTAACCGTAATTCGGTTTCCTTTGATTCAGCTGTAAAGATGACCCATACCATAAGTGAAGCGGTAGCCTCTGGTAATGACCCAAGCGTAATGCATGGGACATACCACAGGACTAAGGAGCGAAAACAACGTTCACTCCTCGCACCATCTTTCCTGCCCAAAACCGGGTGGAATAACATTTTCCAGCCCGGCCACTTGGCGACACTTGCCTCTCTTGCTGTAACCAGGAGCAAAGGTGCTCGCTAATTTTAGCTAACAGAAAGGAAGTTCAATGGCTTTTGCTGACCCCCAACCCATTACGATCAATGCGGTGGTTAAAAACCTCCCACGGATCGATATGGGAAAGGCGACTTCTGAGTATAACCTTGTTGAGGCTACTCAGTCGTTTAACCTTTTCATTCGCTCTCAGGATCTCAAGGTTGAGGTTGACGGACGGCGCCAGGTGCGCCATAACATCACCCTTACCCATACGATCTTTGCGACGACCACGGTCCCGCAGCTTATTAGGAAGTGTTCCACTTCCATTCAGCATTATGTCGGGGACGATCCGGCTGCCTACGATGATGTAGGAATTGCCGTTTCTGCCATGATCACTGCAGCGAATGTCGTGAAGCTGAACAATTATGAGTCGTAAGAATCCTACTGGATCTGAGACTCATGATTAATTCGGGGTAGTACCCGAACTTCACGTACAGGGGTTGACAGTGTTGAACCATTGGTTCGACATCAAAGCCTCCACTCAATGAATGGAGAAACTATGTCAAACGAACTCGCCCAATGCATCAATATATTCAGCAGTCTCGTACGAGATGTTGAAGAGATGCATTTCCATTTGGGCATTGATTTGTCTAAGGACCTAGAACGGGTCACCTCGGCAGCGAAGTCTAGGGGGTTAAGGATATTTCTCCTTGACCTTCCTTCACTTTGCAAGGCTCTTGAGAGAGCTCTGGAGAGTGGAGTTTACTTCCCGGAGGTTGGTTCCTTGTTTTCCAACAAGGGTTATCCAACCATATTTCGGGGACTTTACTCAAAGATCTTTGCTGTCGACTTAGATTGGTCAATCCGATCAGATGCTTCGGCCTTATGTGTAGCTAACCTTCGTCAACTTTTTAAGTTTGCGAAGAAGCTACGCATTGACCCTCCAGCTGATAAAACCCAGGAGAAAATCCTTGAGTTTCAACAGATTGAAGAAGATCTTCCCGCCCCTCGTCTTACTTGGGGTCGTAATATCTTGCGTTGCAGAGGTCCATGGCCCCATCTTAACGATGTGGTCTGGAGATCTCTACAGCAGCAAGGTCTAACGAGATCTGTGAGAAGCGAGGATAAGGAATTGGTTTCCAACCTTATGAGGTTTTCGACCAATATCCAAATCCTCGCTGATCACATTCTTGGGAAGTTCTTATTCCGTAAGGAATGGTTTAAGCCTAAGCATGGACCAGGTGCCGTCTCTGACTCGTGGAACGACTCAAAATATGAGTTTCCCACATGGTCAGAACGACTTGAACACCATTTCCCTCTGTCAGACTGGGGACTCCCCAGCTGGCAAATTTGGAGTGAATCCAATGACGAAACTGATACATCAAATGACATACCAGCTAGACTCATTGGAGTTCCAAAGGACTATTCGGGACCGAGGCTTATCGCCTCGGAACCAACTTCATCACAGTTTGTGCAGCAAGGCCTCTTATCCGTTCTGCGTAAGAACGTACGAGAAAGCATTCTACACCACTGTGTTGATTTTCAGTCCCAAGAACATTCCAGGGATTTGGCGCTTAGGGCCTCTTGGTCGAGAGATCACTCAACAATTGATCTCTCTTCTGCCTCCGATAGGTTGTCGTGCGCTGTGGTTGAGTGTCTCTTTAGAGGATCATATCCCCTACTCGAGAAGCTTAACTCAGCTCGGACAACTAGGGTGTTATACCCTGACGGTAGCATCAGCGGCGAGCTCAAGAAGTTCGCTGCTCAAGGGGCTGCATTCACCTTCCCAGTGCAGACACTCGTCTATGCAATTATATGCATTGGCGGATGTCTCCAGTCTGGAGAATCCGAGGCAAGTACCGGAATCGGAGATTCGCATCTTCGGTCCGGATACCTACTTGATTCGGTGAAGGAGGTCCGCGTATTTGGGGATGATATGATAGTCCCCACACGCGCCTATTCTCTCATTGTTCGGATGCTTGAAGCGTTGCACCTTAAGGTGAACTTTGATAAGTCCTTTTCAAAGGGCTACTTCAGAGAATCCTGCGGTATGGATGCTTATGCCGGTATAGATGTTACACCGGCCTCGTATCTCGAACCGTTCAATGAGAAAAAACCAACGTCTTTGGTCTCTGTAGTTGAGTCCGCCAATAACTTCTATTCTAGAGGTTATAAGCGCACTTCGACTACACTGCAAGAGACTATCCCAAGGAAGTACCGTGATAACGTACTTCGCAAGGGCGTTGGCTCTACCATGTTTGGTTTTACTGTGGACTTACCAGTTAATTCTGGGAAGACACGGTATAATACCGCTTATCAACGGTCCGAAATGCAATGCTTGGTTGTTGAGGCCAAGCCTAGCAAATCCGCCATACATGGGCACCATCGACTTCATCAGTGGTTTATAGAAAAGCCGCTGCCGGAATCCGTGTGGAAATCCGGTGAAGTGATAGGTGTTTCCGCCCGTTACAGGCGGAGGTGGGTCCCTATCATCTGATAGGTGGCGATTACTAG